TACAGGAACAATAACAAAGGCACATGCAATAGATGCAGCAGTAAATAATTTCGCAGGACTAGCAGGAACAATAACAAATGCTAAAGGATTAAACATAAATATAGATGCAGAAGATGGCGCAATAACCAATGCTTCTGGTGTCTATGTTAATAACTTTGAAGTTGATACGGGAACACTCACAACTTCTTATGGAACATACTTAGAGCAACAAACTGGTGGTGGTACTAATTGGCAGATATACTCAACAGGTGGAGATAATTACTTTGGTGATGGAACACATAAGTTTATCGGAACTACTAACTTAGGAGATGGTGGAACTACAAACTATGCTTCTTTTGCAACTGATGGAGAACTAACATTAACAGGAACAGCAAGAGTAACGAAAACAAAAACGTTCACCTTTAATTATTCAAGAATAACTGCCCAAGGAAAACCAACGCTAGTTAATCGAGGAGTATTCTTCGGTTGGAGTTTGCCTGTTTATAATACTGATGACGAAGAACTTTATTCTTGCTCGTGCGCGCCTACTGATTGGGATGGAGTTACTGACCCAGTATTTAGTGTTGCGGGTTGGTTAGACACAGCTAACACTGATAAAAAATTTAAAATTCAAGTTAGTGTAGAAACTTATGATCCTACAACAAATGATGTTATCCCAATAACCACTAACGATATTGAAGTTGAAACTAATACAGGAACGGCAGCGCAATATACTTCCTTCCTAGTCTCTTTTACATTAGACGCTTCAGCAATCGCATTTACTGCAAGCCAACCAATCGGTATTAGGATAAGAAGAATTGCGGCTTCTACCGCAGAAATAACTGGAGAGTTTGTAATTGAAGGAGCAGTGGTAAGTTATGTTTCAGATAAATTAGGAGAAGCAACATAATGGAAAATAAAGAACTGGAAAAGATTTTAGATAGTGAGATCGTCCGATGTCCGAATAAGGACTGCGAGAGTTACGCATTTGATATAAGGTGTTTTACACATCTTTATTCTAAGTGTGAAACTTTCCAAAATTGGTATAATGGATTATCCAATGAACAACCTTATTTAATTCTAAAGTAGTAAGAAACATTTAAATAGTATCTTTGTGTGTGTATATTAATAACTACAAGGAGGTGAAATAAATTGGAAATGTATAAAATAGAAGAAGTTGAATGGAAGGTTGGAAAGGATACTGGTAATAAATACTTACGTGCCAAGATCAATGACGGAAGCGTTATTAAATGGGCGTCTGTATTTCAAGAGAGTATCATAGAGTTTTTGAATAAGAATGTTGGTAATGAAGTTTCGTTAAAAGTTGAACCGAGTAACGACGGGAAATTTTTAAACATCCGAGGTTTTGGAGAACCAACAGATTCTCAAGGTAACGCAGTAATAACCGCAGACATACCTAAAGAATCCGTATTGAGTGGAATTAAAAAACCAACAGAAACAACAATATACTCTAAACCCGTTTCAAACGTGAAGAAAGAAGTATTAAAACAATCGCCATATCAACCAACAACAATGTACGTAAGCTATGCTAAAGACTTAACATGCAGTATGATCAATTCGGGATTAGATGGGACGTTTGAAAATCTAATGCAGAAATCTATTGAGATGATTAAGTTAGCGCATGCGGAGTTTAGTTAAAATGGAAGAGATCAGGATATTAGGATACTACGTACTTATCTTAATGTGTTTAGCTTTATTATTATTTTTATTATAAGGGGGAATTAGCTTCTCCCCAATTATATTCAAGGAAACAACACAATGAAAACAAAAGAAGAAATTAATATTGAAATAGAAAAGTTACAACAAGAACTAAGAGAATTAGATAACAATGATTATCAAGAAGTTGAACATAATAATAAAACATTTAGAATTTACAAATGGGATGATAAACCTTATGGAGATTTAATTAATAATCCACCTAAAGGATTTAGATTAAGTGAATTTCAAAAGTTTTTTGAATTAGTTGAATCTAATAAATTTGAATTTGAAGTTTGGAGATATTATATCATTAAACATTTTAATAAATTACAATGGGATACCCAATTTGGTTTAGCGAGGGCTTACCTTAGCCTTGCTCAGCTCTGGAATTCCAACCTCGGCTGCTTGGCTAGTTCCGACGACGATGGCTCGGTGGTTTTAGTAAAATGAAAACAATTAAAGAACTAGTAGATAAAATAAGTTCAGCTGAAAGCTGTGATGAAGTAGATACTACAAAGTTTGAAGCATATGTTAAGGCCAAGATTGAAGCATTAGAAGAAGTATTAGAACTTATTGAAGAACTTAAAAAACCTTATACTGATTGGAGTGATGAAAACGCTCACAGCTTATTAGATGAACTAAGAGCAATGATAACCGGTTAAGTGTTCGCTTCTTCCACCCCTCGAGCTAATCCCCTCCTTCTCAATTTCTGAAACAAAATTGAGAACCCTTATACAGCCACCATGCCGCATATAAACGCTCCCAACTTAAATGTTTTGTGTTCGCGATCTCCTGCGGGAGATACTCACACAAAGCCTTACTTCGTAAGGCAAAACATATAAGAGGAGATTTATCTTGCGACATACGCTCGCCGTTTTTTTCTCACTCCCTTCGGGAGAAAAAAAACTTTCCCCCAACAAATAAATAAATTGTAAGGAGGTAGTTAAATACGAAAATAAAATGGAAGTAAAAGAAGTTGTTCTTTGTCCGACAAAAGCGGGTAAGGGTTATAAGTTGGTTGTGAACGGGGTATGGTTGTATACATCAAGAGGTGAGTTTAGTAGAATTTTTAAAGGTGGTGGTTGCACGTTCAGAATAATAGGAGAAGATAAACCCATAAAGGAAAAAGAAATAAACACAGATGAAGATTTGTTAGATAATATAATGAACAAGTTTGTATAAGGTTGAACCCTAAAGGGTTCTTTTTTTTTTGATACTAATTAAATATTGTAAGGAGGTAATGAAATTGGTATGTATAAGTGAAGATATGAAAGGAAGATATATCGTAATTAGAGAAACAAAATTAAGAGATCATGAGAAATTATTGGAGATGTTAGCAGCAATAAAAGAACTAGATCAGTATTGTGAACTAGTTATGATAGAATGATTGGTTGGTTAAGGTGTTGGTTTGCGAAAGTGAAAGCAGACTGGAGTTTAAGTTGTAGAGTGTTAGGGGGTTCGCAGTGAGCCCCCCCCTTTTTTGCTTCACCGTTACATCTATACTACATCGCGTTACATGATTACTGGGAAAATTTTTGTGGGGTTGTGGTTCGCGGCCTTCCAAAAACAAAAACAAAATCGCAAGCATGTTGCCCTTGCAAACTAGATGCACACACTCCGTGTGTGTTATGCTATGGCCTAGGCCTCCGGCCTACCTGCATGCGATGAAGCATGCCCGTGCTTGCCCGTGCCTTGTCCGCCTTCCACGCCCCCAGGTTTCTAACCAGGTTATCAATTCCCAGCCCCCCTCTAATATCCTTTCTTCCCACCCCTCCCCCACAACAACAACCACCCCACCCCACCCCCAAATAAAATAACAACAACATGTACAAGTACAAATAAATATTAACAACATATACAAGTGCAAGTACAAGTACAAATGCAAATACAAATATACAACAACAACAACAACAATACAAATGCAAAGAGTACAAGTGCAAAGACATATGCAAGTACAAGTGCAAGTACAAGTGCAAAGAGTACAAGTGCAAGTGCAAAGACATATACAAACACTAGTCCCACCAGTACCAGTCCCATAAGTACAAGTCCCCAAATCATAACAACAACAAACACAAGTACAAGTGCAAATGCAAGTACAAGTGCAAGTACAAGTGCAAGTGCAAAGAGTACAATATGATAATAACAAATAATAACAACTATAATATAATGATAATAACAACAATAACTATCTATTACTTTAATTTATTACTAGAGGACTAATGGTTTGTATAACCCTTAAACATGTACGGCATGTTTAAGACTCTCACATATATAAACTTTTTGTACTCATATAAATTAAAGTAATGTTTTGTTCACTACCCTTTAATAGTAAGAAACGTTTAAATAAAATAGACAACTATTACTAACATCTTAATTGATAGATGCAATAAATAAAGTAATAATAAGACAACCTAACATCTACTAATGACAACGTAAATAGTTATTAATAATTATGAAACAGGAGTAGGCCATGGGAGTAGTATCTTAGCGTGTTAACGGAATATGGAGTATGCCTCTCCGTCGAATAAAAGCAAGTAACCCGCTTAACCATCTGACGCCTCGAACGCTCGGCGAGAAGCGAGTACGTTATGCTAACTACTTTTATACACAACGCTACGGGCTACTTCTTTTTAAAACACACATACACAATGGTTTCATTATAAAGTAGTAAGAAGAGTTTATATAGTTTGTGTGTGTGTATATGTTATTATGATGACTAAATATAATCAAGCAAAGAAAGTCTTAAAAAAATATAATGGTAGAATACTAAACACTGCTTATCTAAGATCTATAATTATTAAGTATCTAGGCGGTGATGAAAGAACAATCAATGGTTATCTTATGGTAATGCGTGATAGTGGATTAATGAGAGAAACAGAACATCTACATTTCTTAATTGAGGTTGAAGATGAAGAATGAATTTAAGTAATAAGGAATTAGGACTAGATACTTATGCAGGTGATGATGTTAAACAAGCTGTTAAAGAATTGAAAGATTATTTTACTACAACTCAATCAAAAAAAAGAATTGATGAAATATTTGGAGATAAGTTAATATGAAAACAAAGAAAGGAAAAATTACTGTTGCATTAAGAAGGCTATGGTTATATTCAGGTGAAAGAGCAGAAGCATTAAAGAGGGCTGATTACTCATGCGAGGAATGCGGGGTTAAACAATCTAAAGCAAAAGGGAGAGAACAGAAAATACAAGTTCATCATATTGAGGGTATAAAAGTTTGGAATGAAATAGCTAATATGATCTATAAACATATCCTAGTTAACCCAGATAAATTAAAAGTATTATGTCCCGATTGCCATAAAGAAACACATGACTAAAAAAGAAAAATGGGCAAAGAAGTGTTCTGTTTGTGGAAAGATATTAAGATTTAATAATAAAACACTACTATGTGGTTATCACAAAATATTAAAATGGCAAAGAGAACACAAGAGGAACAGAAAGGTAAAAAGTTAGATCCATGGCAAGAGGAGGTTATGAAAACTAAAGGGAATCTCTGTTTAAGATCCGGACGTCAAGTTGGAAAGAGTACGGTAATAGGATTAAAGGCGGCAAGATATGCACTGGAAAATAGTAACAAGTTAGTGATGATTATTTCTAAAACAGAAAGGCAAGCGGGTTTATTATTTCAAAAGGTTCTATTCAATATTAATCAGATTGATAAGAAGCAGATTAGTAGTGGGAGAGATAAGACGACTAAACAACTACTATCCCCAACAAAACACTTAATCAATTTAAACAATGGAAGTAAGATATATTCACTACCCGCAGGTGACACAGGGTTTGGGATAATGGGATTTACAATAGATCTATTAATAGCAGATGAAGCTGCGTTTATTCCCGAAGAAGTTTGGAACTCTATAACTCCAGCCCTAGCAATAACAAGGGGAGAGATATGGTTACTCTCTACACCTTTTGTAAAGGAAGGTTATTATTATAATTGTTTTAATGATCCCGCATTCACAGCGTTTCATACATCTAGTGAAGATTGTCCTAGGAAAGATCAGGTATTTTTAGATAATAAGAAAAAGACATTAACGAAAGCCCAATACTCGCAAATGTATCTAGGTGAATTTGTTGATGAACTAAAACAATTTTACCCAAATGATTTGATCAAAGAATTATGTTGTTTACAAAGACGTCCGAATATTATAATGGGAAGAACTTATGATTATGGTTGTGATGTTGCTCGATTCGATAGAGATGAATTTACTCATGAGATATTTGATATTACAAATAGAGATAACATAGTACAAGTAGAAAATATTGTAACAAGAAACATCCCAATCCCCGAAAGCACAAGAAAAATAATAGAACTTAACGAGAAATATAATTTTAAGAATGAGTATATTGATTCGGGTGGAATGGGAATAACCGTCTGTGATTTATTAAGAGAAGATAAAAAAAACAAAAGAAAAGTTATTGAGATTAATAATGCCTCAAGAATTTATAATAAAGATGAAGGAAAGAAAAAGATTATTAAAGAAGAATTACACAATCACTTAAAGAAACTTATGCAATTAAATAAAATAAAATTTTTAGACGATGACGAAATAAAAGCGTCTTTAAAATGTGTTCAAGCGGAACATAATAAAGATACTGGAAGATTAATAATTTCCGGCGAAGAAGATCACGTTGTAGAAGGAATGATTAGAGGAGTTTGGGGGACTCATGAGAAACATTTAAAACCTTTCTTCTTCTAGTTATAACATGGCAGCAACAAGTATATTATCAACTGATGCAGAAATGTTAGCGATGGCAGGAGAAAACGTTGATGCAACAGGATTTACAGACGCAAATAAAACAGCGTGGGGGATTCAAGCAGAAGCATATTTAGTCATGATTTCAAGATACGACTGGGCAACAAACATCGCAACATTAAACGCAAAAGCAAAAGCGATTCTTTCCGAATATGTCTCAAGATACGTGGCTGTTTGTGCAATTTCTTATAACATGGTTGGATTTACAAGCAGAATTGAAGCTGAAAATATGATTAACATACATATTTTCCGAATGGGAATTATAGAAAAATTATTAGAAGATCAAAAATTTGTAACTTTCTTAAAAACAGCTTAAAATGGTATTAAATTTAGAATTTAAAAAATTATTAACACAAAAAAATTCAGTTATAGAGTCTAATAAAGGTTTAATTATAGCGGATGAAATTGGAACAACATTTAACACCTACACTATTGGACAAACAAATGATGCGGGATTAGCTGATGTTACAACTAGTTTAACAATTCCAACAAAAACAGAATTGAATGGGGATTATATTGGATGTAAAATTCAATATAGTTTCGCGAACAGAAGCGGAGCAGCAGACACTTACACATACACAGTAAGAAATACCACTAAAAATAAAACATTAGCAAGCGAAAGTTTTTCTTTAGGTAATAATCTATCTGTAAGCGATGCAATATTTATTAGTAGTGATAAAAATGATATTGGGGATACAATTCAAATAAGATTCACAGCAGGAATACTCGGAACTGCGGCAGGACAAGTAACGTTAGGATGGTTAAATCTATCAATCCAAAATTATATAGCAACAAATAGTTTTAAATTAAATGATGTTCAATACAATCAAGTAGAGATTTAAGAACATTTAAATACATCTTATTCCAAGAATATCCATGGCAAACCTTAATTTATCCAACACAACGACTTCTAATATTTCTGATGTTGAATATTCAAATAGACCTCAATCAAGAGATTCAACTTTTAAAGATTTATTTTCTGTGAGTTCAAAAAGTTTAGATAATGGAGATACATGGACTCCCGAATTTGATAAATGGCACGGCTATTATAGAATGATCCCAGAGTTTAGAAGTGCGATAGATAAAATTGTAACATGGGTTTTCGGAAATGGATTTGAAGAGAGTAAAGATTTAGAGAAAACAAAAAATATAAGAGGAGCAGGTAAAGATACATTCCTTTCAATTATGAAAGACGCTTTAAGAGTTTGTTTAATCCCGGGAGATAGCACAACAGAAATTATAAGAGATAAAAAAGGCAGATTAATTAATTTGAAATCAATCGATTCCGGAACAATGAAATTTAATTTAAAAAAAGGGATGTTAAAAAATTATGCTCAAAGATTAAAGGATGGAAAAGAAGAAATTTTTAATCTTGATGATATTTTTCATTTAAGTTGGAATAAAATAGCTAGTGAAAATCATGGAGTCCCACTAGGCGAAGCTTTAGAAAATCTTATGTTAATGAGATCTCAAAACATGGAAGATCAAAGTATTTTCTTTCATAGATTTGTCCAACCAATTATTTATATTGAAGTAGATGAATCCAACACAACAGAATTAACAAGATTAAAAGCTGAACATAAAACAGCATGGGAAAAAGGAGAAGTTGTTTTTGTTGGGAAAGATACTATTGGAAAAATGAGGAATGCGATGGCGGATCTTCCTAACATAGATCAACTTCCATGGTTAAAATTTTTAATAAGACAATTTGTAACGGGAACAGTCCCCGAGGTTGTAATGGGATGGGGTGAGGGATCTTCGGAAGCGGGAAGTAAAATTATTATGGTGGGATGGGTTCATGATGTTAAAAATTTACAGAGATGGATAGAATCACAAATAAAACTTCAATTAAAACTAGATCTAAAACTTAAAGATCCGCCAGACATTCTTAAAGAATTAGAAAGTCCCGGAAGTTCAGACGCAAAAGTAAATTCTCTAGCCAGCGACGACAAAAAGGACGGGAATAGTTTAAATGTTAAACCGGGAAAAAATACAAAATGATTGAAGAATCTTTATTAAACTATGGGGTATTAGGATTATGGACTGCAACATTAGTTTATGAAAAAATAACATTTCAAAAACAGATGAAAGAAATTATATTAAAAAATACCGAAGTTTTAAATAGAGTTGTAAGGGGGTTAAAGAAAAATGACTGATGAAGAAAAGAAACAAGAAACCACTACGGAAAATAAATCTGAAGAAAGCGAAAAGTCGGAAGAAAATGGAGTTGAAGAAAAAGAAACCTCTACACCCATGATGGATAATGCACAAGCAATAGCAGAACGTCTTGAAAAAGCAAACGAAGAAAACCAAAAAAATATGGATCGTCAAGAAAAGATTAACGCTGAAACATCTTTACAAGGCAGAAGCTCTGCGGGAGTAGGTATAGAAAAACCTCAAAGACTAACCGATACTCAATACGCGGAAGCATTAGAAAGAGGAGAAGTTAATCCTTTAGGTGAAGATGGAATTATCTAAAAAAGAATTACAAGAAGAGATGAACGCTATTAAAGAAAGTATTTCGGCACACGAACAACAGATAAGTTTTCATGAAGGAGTATTGAAACGTGAAAAATTTTTGAAGGTGTTGGTTGAAAGAGAGATTGAATAAACGTGATTGTCTTAGTATCGCCAATCCTTTCCGATAGGAAGATTTAAATAGTTTATAGATGTAATCTTTATATGGCAAGTGAAGCAACAATAATAACATTACTAGGAAATCAAGGTGATCCAGTAGAATATACTGTGGCAAATGGGACAGCAATTCCAAAAGGTTCTTTAATGGTTTTTGATAGTTCTCCACAAACTGCAAAGATAAGTGCGGCAGATGGAAATTTTTTTGTAGGTATTGCTGCAACAGAAAAAAAGGCAAGTGATGGAATTGTTAAGATGTCCTGTATTACTCATTGCGTCGCTGATATGGTGGCGGGAACTGGGGCAACTACATTCGGACAACCTTTAAAAATATCAGGAGTAAATTTAACAATAGACGCTGATGATGATACGATAGCAAATGCAGCGGAAGTAGTGGGACTTTCTTTAGAAACCGTGGCTGATGGTGATTCTGGAGCAGTATTGGTGAATGTATAATGGCAGACGAAGCTGTAATAGTTGATCTTCTAGGAAATCGAGGTGATCCAGTAGAATATACTGTGGCAACTGGAACAGCAATTCCAAAGGGTACACTTATGATGATATCGGCAAGTCCTCAAACTGCGGTGATCGCAACTGCGGCGGGTTTATTTGCAGGGATCGCGGCTAATGAAAAGACTGCAACTGATGGCGTTGTTAAAATGCCTTTACTAACTCATTGTATTGCTGAACTAACATGTGGAGCGGCGGAGAGTATGGTATTAGGCGGGACGGTAATGGTAGGAGCGGCTCCAAATGAAGTTACCGTGGCAACAGGGAACACCGTGGACGACGCCCCGAAAGTTGTAGGAATCGCTCAAGAAACCGTGGCGGGTAATGGTACAGGATCTGTTTT